GCATACGAGCTTCGAGCACAAGAGGAGAAAATAAACAATGAATGAAGTTGTTCTATATCAAATTAGCGCATCAACGGGGAAGGGAAAGATTTGGAAGATTAGGGTAGAAGATAAAGGAACCCAATCAGAAATAATCATCCGTTCCGGTGCGGTTGATATCAACACACAAACCGAAGGCAAGTTAATCACCAATACCGCCATTGTTTCAACAGGTAAAAATATTGGTAAGATTAACGAAACAACACATTACACTCAAGCCGTTAACGAAGCACAAGCAAAAATCGAGTTAAAACGTCGTGAAGGATACACAGATGATCTTTCACAAATCACTTCTTCTGCGGTTCTAGGTAGCGGAATACCTAAACCCATGCTTGCAAATAAATACCACCCAACAGGTGCTCAGAATAGTTCAAAAACCCTCAAGCAGATGAAGATCGAGGGTAAGAGAATTATCGTTCAGCCAAAATTGGATGGTAATCGCTGCATTGTTCACATTAAAGACGGTAAGGCCGTCGCTTACACTCGTAAAGGTGACGTGATGCCTGTGCAGTTGAAGCACATTCTTGACTCATTGATTGAGACACTGGCTCAGAGTTCTATGACGGAACTAATTGTGGACGGAGAGCTTTACTGCGATCCAGCCGTGATGTCGTTCAACATTCTGAACGGTTTAATCAAGAAGCAGAGTGCCTCGGCAGAACAACAGGAGTTACGCAAACAAATTAAATTCCATATCTACGACGTTATGCTCAACGTTGGATATGAGAAACGAGTACAAATCATTGCCAATTTTGCCAGTGAGCACGTCCATGTTGTTGAATCCAAAGAGATTATCGCCACGGATGAAAACATTCAAGTCGAATTGGAACGATGGATTGAACTCGGTTACGAAGGGCTAATGATTCGCGTTCTTGGAATTCCTTATGAGAACAAACGCTCGTGGCAGTTGGTTAAGGTTAAACTGTTCGAGGATCGAGAATTCACGTTGATCGGTTTTGAGGAAGATGTACGGGGTGGATTTGTCGGAACGTTTGTCTTCGATCTGCCAAAGGAACTACTCATCGAACTTGGAAAGCCTTTGGTTGACGCTCAAGGCAAGCCGATTGTGGATTTCAAAGCGGGTACATCAGGTCAGACAGTAGAGGATCGAACGTACATGCTCCAGAATCCTGACAAGTTTTTGGGTAAGGTCGGTACGGTCGAGTATTTCGGTTGGGACTACCGCCCGCGATTTGGTAAGTTCAAAGGATTGAGACAGGACTAAAAACCATGAAAATGCTCAGCAAAGAAACTCTTGACAAGCTCAGTGAGCGCGGTAAGGCCGATGTATACAACGTTGTGGACGTAAGGACTCGCCCCATCACTGAATACGTAAACGTCATGGTCGTAGAGGACACCACCACGGGCAAACTTTACCGTGGTGAATTCCTAAACTCAAGCGAGGAGGCCGTGTTCGTGGAAGTCACGGCCAAACCTTCGGTCGAATACAGACCGCTTGACAGCTAACGAAACACAGGTATAATCAAACCATGATTAAATTAACTGGACCGTGGAATCCCCCAACATTCACCAAGATTAATTTTCCGGTTGGTGAAACTTTTATTACTGTCAGCGGACTCAGTAATCAGCCAATTAACATCAGTTGGTTTTACGAGAGCGATGTTGAACTTATCGAACTTTTGTTTCTGGTTGATGCTTTGAAGCGAGAAGGACGAGAAGTTAACGAACTTCTTATCCCTTACTTTCCATCAGCCCGTCAAGACAGAGTTGCTAATCCAGGCGAAGCATTTACTTTGAAGGTTGTAGCCGATTTGGTAAACAGTATTGGAGCAAAGCAAGTTATCGTGTTCGATCCGCATTCAGACGTTGTAGCCGCACTTGTAAACAACGTTAAAGTGGTTACACAAGCAGAGATTTTTGCTCCATTCTTTGACCAATTCGGAATCGGGCCGTGTAAGCTCGTAGCGTGTGATGCTGGCGCACAGAAAAAGATATTCAAACTGGCTAAGATTCTTCAAACAGAAGTAATCCCTTGTGACAAACGACGGGATACAAAGACCGGAGAGATCAGTGGTGTAGTTGTCCATGCAGACGATTTGACAGGTGTTACCGCTGTCATGGTTGACGACATTTGTGACGGGGGACGTTCGTTTATCGAAGTTGCAAAGGGACTCAGAGAAAAGAATGCGGAAAAGATCATTCTCATGGTCACACACGGATTCTTTACTAAGGGAATGGGAGTGTTTGACGGGTTGGTTGACGAAATCTACACAAGATTTGGAAAGGTTTACCCAAAATGTGCTTGATTGCCAAAACTGAAATACGTACAGCAAATCGTTCAATTACTTGTTATAAACGTCTCCTAAGGTATCCTAACGGCACTCTTAAATCGCCGTATTATGGAGAAGTTTACGAAGTCGGTGAAACAAAAGAAGTCAAATTTTTTACCGACGAGAACGATAGGAAAATTGTTCGTCGAACTAACCCAACTGCGATAAATCAGGGACTACATGCTTTTACCACTTTAGAAAAGGCACGACGTATTCAACTTTATACTGTTATTCGCTGCGTTATTCCAAAGGGTACAAAATATGTGTTAGGGGACGAGGGAGACATTGTAGCTTTGAAACTCAAAGTAAAAGAGGTTGTGTACGAATGAATCCAATTGAGGAAATGCTCGTTTTGGTTACTGTCGCTAAGGCGCATGGAGATAAGACAATGACCATTGACGTTCAAGCATTGGAACTTCTCTTAACAAATTATGTTCTGCTTGATGAACGGCTTGAACGTCTCGAATCAATAGTACATGGTTCTAAGGAACTTTCAGATCATCCAGCTTACGGAATGTGATATGAAATCAGTGACCTTTCAACCTTGTTTAATTAAGGCCGTCAGCGTCGAGTCTTATGAGTCTCCTTCGGCAGCGTTTCGAGAACTTGCAGATTGGTTGGAGGCCAATCCACAATTTGACATTTTGGGAGAAGTGAGGTATTCTCTTATTAACGGTGCCCATACAGTGTTTATTAAATCGATGAGGGCGTTGTTAAAAAACGAAGATTACAGAAAAATGGGAATGCGAATTCCGCGCCCAAAGAACGTTAAGATTAATTACGCGAAAGAATACTGATATGTGTTTAATACCACGGGATGGTGCTGAAATTCAGGAAGCAACAAGACATATTGTTTGTTACAAAGTCTTGAACAAATTCCGCAACAACAAGTTGCGATCTGTTCATTATCCCATTGATTATGAATTAGGAGAAACAAAAACGGCTCCGTGTTTCACGGATCAACTTGGTCGAAAGATTATCAAGCGAAAGACCGCCTTTGAAATTAATCAAGGTCTTCATTCGTACTCTACGTTGAGCCAAGCACAGTGGAAGCAAGGCAGCGGACAAGTAATTGTACGTTGCTACATTCCCAAAGGTACAAAATATATAAAGGGAATCGGAAACGAATACGTTTCGCTTGCACTGAAAATAACAAGTTATGTTTAGACCAGATGCGTTAGTCCTTAAGGACTTCTACAAAACGGACCACCGACGACAGTACCCCAATGGTACAGAGTTGGTATACTCAAACTTGACCCCGAGAGGGAGCCGACTACCAGGAATTGATAAGGTGGTTGTGTTCGGTTTTCAATACTTTGTGATTGAGTATTTGATTGATCACTACAACGAAACATTCTTTAACGTTCCGAAGGAAGAAGCTGTACGAAAATACAAGAGGCGTTTGGACACGTCACTTGGACCGGATGCCGTGCCAATGGAGCACGTCGAAGCCCTTCACGATCTTGGCTATCTGCCAATCGAGATCAAAGCCCTTGAAGAAGGTTCCCTGTGCAAATTGCGTGTTCCAATGATGACAATCAAGAACACTGACGACAAGTTTTATTGGTTGACTAACGACCTTGAAACATTATTGTCACTTGAAACGTGGGGCATGATTAACTCAGCCACCATCGCATTCGAGTATAAGAAAATACTGACAAAGTTTGCTTTGGAGACTTCGGACATTCCAGAATTCGTTCAGTGGCAAGGACACGACTTTTCAATGCGAGGCATGTTTGGACTTGAGGCCGCAATGATGTCTGGCGCTGCCCATTTGACAAGCTTCACTGGAACGGATACCATTCCGGCGATTGATTTCCTTGAGAAGTTCTACGGTGTCAACGCGGAAAACTACTTGATTGGTGGTTCGGTTCCTGCAACCGAGCACTCCGTTATGTGTTTGGGTGGACAAGAGACAGAACTCGAAACGTTCAAACGTTTGTTGGAATTGTATCCTAAGGGTATTCTGTCGGTTGTGTCAGATACATGGGACTTCTTTGCTGTCTTGACGGACCTGTTGCCACAGATCAAAGACCAAATTATGGCGCGGGACGGCAAACTTGTTATTCGGCCTGACAGCGGTGATCCGGTCAAGATTATCTGCGGCGATCCTGATGCCCCTGCTGGCTCTCCAGAATTTAAGGGTGCCGTACAGTTGCTTTGGGAAGTATTCGGCGGGACAGTCAACAGCAAGGGCTACAAGCAACTTGACTCACACATTGGCGTTATCTATGGTGACTCAATTACACTTGAAAGATGTCTTGCAATCTTGACCAACTTGAAGCGTCAAGGTTTTGCTTCAACCAATGTGGTGTTTGGAATTGGTAGTTTTACCTATCAGTTCACAACTCGTGACGTATTCGGGTTGGCAATGAAAGCAACCTACGGTCGCATCAACGGCAAAGGGATCGAAGTTTACAAGACGCCCAAAACTGATGATGGACTTAAGAAGTCAGCGAAAGGACTGTTAGCAGTTAACAGTGACGGGTCGCTTTCAGAACAATGCACGGAAGAACAAGAACAGTGTGGTTTACTTCACACCATTTTCCTGAATGGTAAGCTAGTGAAGTTTGTCACTCTGCCAGAAATTCGTGAGAGACTTGAAACTACTTTGAGGGAGTTGATGAAATGAATCACGCAGGACTCGCAGGATTAATCACTGCTGGTTGTCTAGGATTTATCATTGTGTTGGTGCTTGGCACTGTACTGAACGGAGTTGCTCTGATGTTCTTATGGGCATGGTTTATGGTGACTCCGTTCGGTCTGCCCGCCCTAAGTATCGGACAGGCACTTGGATTATCGTCACTGGTTTCGTTTATGACCTATCAATACATCGACTGCAAACCTGATGACTCAACGGAGGGAGGCGCTAAGGTTGTTCTTGCGGTTCTCTCGACCTTCGGTCGCCCGATTGTTGCCTTAATTTTTGGGCGCATCATCTATTTCCTAACTTACGGAGTGTGATATGACACTTGTAAAACAACCAGCGTTGTCGTTAACAATACCCATCAAGGTGTTTAGAGATCCCGGCAAGGTCGGGATCTTCTATTCATCGGTTCTTAATCAGGCTTATTCTTGGACCTCCAGATCGACACCGTCGGGTGAGGTAATGTGGAACAGCGACGAGACGAACAAAACGGCGCAGGAGTTGACAGAGATTACCTACGAAGCACTTCCTGCAACACTCTACGACACTATAAAACTGTTCTACATAGGCAAACCAAAAACGGCCTATCGTGAGATTGTTGACACGCCCCCTAACGTTCGAAGCAATTACTGACATGAATCAACTCGTTAAGGACAGACTCAAACAGGAGATAAAGGTTGGAGATTATGTAGTTTGTCGGCTCTCCGGTCGAAGTGGAAAACTGGAGTATGGCAAAGTTACTAAAATAACGGTCGAGACGGATGCTGCTGGTCAGCCCGTTCTTGACCGTCACGGCAACGTGCAGCCTACGGCTCACGTTCGATTAGCAAATAGATATGCTTACTCTTTTTCTCAAAATCCTAACTTAGGGATAGCGGCTAAAGACAGCAGACTAACTAACACCGAAGCAATGGCTGTGTATCCTACTATGCCACAAGAAGTTATTGACTTGTTTCAAGACGCAGGGTTGTAATTTTCTTAAACTGTGGTATAATGGTCTTATGCCGCTTCTGCGTGAAACCAGTTCAACCTACATTACGCCAGCAAGAGAGAAGCTAAAGAATTCAACAAAGCGTAATAGATGTCCTGTCTGTAACGGAACTGGATGCGGCGTTAACTCACAAGTTGTATTATGTTGGCGAGTAGAGGCAGGAAGTAAAGAAAGAGTAAAAAGTGGAGCTTATCTTCACTTAAGAAAGGATTTCAATCCCTTCATTCCCCAAGTAATTAAACCGATGGATCCAAAAGCATCTCCAGAATTGATCGCCAAAGTTTACGACTCCCTTCTTGACTGTCTTGTACTCGAAGATCGACACGCCAAAGAATTATTGGCAAGAGGACTTCCCGAACACATAATTCGAAAGAATCGCTATCGTTCTACACCTTCGAAACAAGATGGACAATTTGTATGTAAGTACCTGAGTGACTTGTACAATTTGGATTACGTACCAGGATTTTATTTGGATGAGACACGTCGAATGAACGTCAAAGGTTCAGGTATCTTTATTCCTTACCGCAATGTTGCTGGTGCGATCAGAGCCATGCAAATTCGTCCTAGTCGGGGTGATACAAAATATTTCTGGTTCTCTTCAACTGATCTGTATCGAGGCGCATCGTCTGGTTCATTCATACACTTTTCTCGTCCGAACGTTGCTCGTTCAAAAAAAGAGATTTATATCACTGAGGGCGGACTAAAGGGCGATTGCATTGCTTCGCTCGGTAGTGTAGGAGTTGCATCTATTGCGGGTGTCAATGCGGTCGATTACGACACTCTTGTAAATGAAATCAAAACCGGAATACCGGAAGTCGAAAAAGTTATTCTTGCTTTCGATTCCGACTGGAAATCTAATCCACATGTTAAATCCGCGTTACTACGTCTGTCTGAAACGGCCTCTAAAACTTTCGAAGTAGAAATTGAGGATTGGAGTGATAAAAAATCGAAAGGGTTCGACGATTACCTTCTTGCAAAAAGAAACAGACTTTGATATAATCATGTCAGGAAATTGACATGAAAATTATATCACGAAAAGAGGCCAAACAATTAGGTCTGTCCTTGTATTTTACAGGAAAGCTTTGTAAAAATGGGCATATAAGCCAACGTAAAACCTCAGGTGGTAATTGTCTGTTATGTCAATCAGAGTGGTACTATTGTAATAAAGAACAAGTTTTGGAATCCTCGGCAAGGGCAAGGAAGAGAAGGTTAGAAAAACACAACACATATAATGCAATATGGAGAAAAAACAATCCTGATTATTTTCGTAACTGGCGTAAGGCTAATAAAAGACCTAGAAAACGTGCCAAACTAAGTGCAAAACAGATAGAAATAAATCGAAAACTTGCGGCACTGAAATACAGAACTTCGCCAAGAGGATTGGCAATCAGACTAGCTTGTCAAGTAAAAAGAGAAGCCGTCAAATTACAAGCCATTCCTAAATGGGCCAACCTTAAGGAAATTCAACAGTTTTATGTAGCGTGTCCTAAAGGGATGACGGTCGATCATATTGTTCCGTTACAAGGCAAGAATGTTTGTGGACTTCATGTACTGGAAAATTTACAGTATTTGACATCAAAAGAAAATAATAGCAAGGGCAACAGACACAAGAACGACTAACAATGACACGCATCTCAGAAGACCTGAACACATTTATTTCAAATTCTGGTGTAGTTGAACCACATAACGCGGAGTGTGAAGGCGTTATATTAGGATCAATCCTAAAGAACAACATTCTCTTTAATTCTGTAGTTCCAATACTCGCACCTGAGGACTTCTACGTTAGTCGGAACAAAATTGTCTACACGGCAATGCTTAGTGTGGCTGCGTCGAACCGTATTCTGACTCCAATAATTCTGGCCGAGGAGGTCAAGAAGTTGGGGTACGAGGGAAGTCTCGACTACCTCATAAACATTCGAGAACATGCGGATGAAAACACTTTCCCGTCGTACACACAAATTATTTTAGAGAAGTCGCGTTTGCGTAGCATCTCTCGTCTATTAGCAAAGGGCCACCTAGAGGCACTTAAAGAAGCCAATACTTCGATGGAAGTATTCGAAGCCGTGAGTACCGAACTGTTTCGTTTGTTTTCTAATAGTGGGGTACAGGATTTCTCAAAGGTTCAATCTGTGGGCCAAACAGTTCTTGAACATGCACAAGCATTAGCTGAGAGTAACACCGGATTATCGGGACTAACTACAGGGTTTGGCGAACTCAACAAGATCACGAGCGGATTACATGATGAAGACTTCATATTGATCGCGGCTCGTCCATCCGTTGGAAAGACTGCATTGGGCATGGGGATTGGACGAAATGCTGCCATTCTAGGCAATACAGGAGTTGCCATATTTTCTTTGGAAATGTCCAAAGAGGCATTGGTCCAACGCATGTTATCTTCTGAGGCTCGTGTTGATTCGCAGAAATTACGTAACGGACAAATGACGTTAAATGAGTGGAAGCGTGTGGCCCGTGCTCTTACCACGCTTGCTAACTCAGAAATTTATTTAGATGACACCGCAATGCTTTCACCTATGCAACTGAGAGCTAAAGCAAGAAAGTTGGCCTTTGAGTTGATGTTGCAGGGTAAGAAGCTCGGCCTTATAATTGTTGACTACTTGCAGTTAATGACATCTTCGTCTAAGCGTAGAGAGAATCGCCAGAACGAAGTCAGCGACATCTCTCGTGAACTGAAAATCATAGCAAAGGAACTTAAGTGTCCGTTGATCGCAATGTCTCAGCTTAATCGTACTCCTGAAAAACGAGAAGATCCCCGTCCAAAATTGGCTGACCTTAGAGACTCGGGGGCGTTGGAACAAGACGCGGATGTTGTGGCATTTATCTTTCGTGAGGAACAACAACAAGCGATGCCGACCAATATTGGTCAAGCAGAAATCATTATCGCAAAGCAACGCATGGGACCAACAGGCACTGTATACATGGGTTTCCAGAAACAATTTACTCGATTCGAAAATGCGTTTCCAGAATCGACATCAACGGAAGGATTCAAATTAGCTGCATGATGTTTGCACGATTGAGAAGACGTTTGTTTCATGGCTCAAAACACATACTTGAGTATGATGGCAAACATTGGGATTTGACAAGAGGATGTCCCGATTGCGGTGGAGATAATTTTTTCGCTGGTCCAGAAGGTGGATCATGTACCAACATCTGTTGTGCCAATCCTGAATGCCGAAGCGCATTTAATTGGTGTCTTTCATTGGTTGAACGAATAATGAACACAACCTTTCGTTCTGCCTTCCCCGACAATCCAACGGAGTCTGAGGCGTACTTAAATGCCAACAAAACCCAATTGGGCTAATAACGTATTAGCGGATCTATATAATCCGATAGTACGAACAATGAAGGATTCAACCTGTCAAAAGCGAGCAGTCGTTTGTGTTCTTTTTGACGATAAAGGACAGGTTGTTTCAATGCAGAGTAATCACTGTAATCCTGAGGGGATCTGTCGTCAGTTGTCAATGGTAACAACTAAAGAAAACTATCCTCGGAACGGATGTAACTCAGAACACGCAGAAATTCGAGCACTAAAATTGACTCGACGAATGCCTAAGAAGGCGCTACTAATCGGTCACAACTTTTTGTGTGACGATTGTGAACGTTTGTTGAAAAGTTACGGAATTGAAATAGTTGTGTTGGGAGATAAATAATGAACGCACGAGAAATAGCAAAGAAGAAAGTTGCCGATGCCGAGCAAGCTAAAAAAGACGAGGAGCGGGTAGCTAAAGAACATAGTCAACGACTCAAAAAAGAAGGCGAACGAATCTTCAAATTGGTTGAGAAAGTTGTCATGCAGTTTGAAGATGATTTTGTAATCTCTAATTTGTCCGATACTCGTGGTTGGAAGTTTAGCTTAAAGAACCCTGAGAAACACTATCCTCGAAAATCACATAGAGATTTCTATGTAGAACTCTACATGGATCGAGGGCGGGCTCGCTACTGTGATGAATGTCCTGAGGAAGACTATGAGAATTGGGCAGTTCAAGTGTTTCTCCAAGACTACGAAGGTTATCATAACCGAGGCCGCTTGAGTATGACAGGACGACAAGACTTCTATCACTCACATTTCAACGACGACTCGTTCGAACAAAAATTTGGTGAATATATGGCAAGGTGGTATTAACCATTTTGTAAATAGTTCTTAGCCGAGTCAAGTCGCTGAAGATTGTGCTTTAATAGCCCGATAGCCGTATTACAATTAGCACATAATAATCCTCTAATAACTGAGGTTTCTGCATCGTGATCAACTGCTAATCGCTTTGTTACGGGTAATTCAAAACAAATGGCACAAACTCCATTTTGTTTGTTTAATAAAGAGTTATATTCATCCACTGTCATGTTAAACTTTCGTCGTAAATTGCGTTTATGGTTATAAGCATCTATACGATCAGGATGATTTAGACAATAGGTTCGTCTGTAACGCTTACGCCGCTCGTTAAATGCTTTAGGATCTTTGATCTTTGTGCGTTGGGTGCTTTGCGCTTTTTGTTTACTAGCACATTTAGCACAACGAGGATCTAAGCCATCCTTACGAGATTTCATTTTCCAAAACTCGTTAATAAGCTTAGAAGTTTTACAACTACAGCAAATTTTTGTATCCATGACTTAATTATATCAAAGTAAAAAATACAAATACAAACAAAAGAAAGGGTTATATGGCAAAATTAGTTTTAGGCGTCGCAGGATTTGCTAGGGTTGGCAAAGATGTCGTAGCAAAATACCTAGTAAGAGAACATGGTTTTACTAAAATTGGATTTGGAGACCCAATGAGGGAAATGCTTTACGCTATCAATCCTATCGTGGATATTGTCGTTGACACAGGAGTTTTACCTTTGACTCCTAAGGTTGTAAGAGTAAGAGACGTTATCGATGAGGTCAGTTGGGAGGGTTACAAAGAAACTCCTTACGGACAGGAAATTAGGGAGCTTCTTCAAAGGCTCGGCACCGAAGGCGGGCGTCATGTTATCGGGGACCATTTTTGGATGGACGTAATCATGGGACGCATCCGCAAGGCCAAAGGTAATGTTGTCATTTCTGACGTACGTTTCTCTGACGAATGTGATTTCATCCACAATTTGGGCGGTGAGGTCATAAGGGTTAACAGGCCGGGTATAACCGCAGTAAACAGCCATATCAGTGACCAGCGATTACCGGACGACCGCATTGACTTTGAAGTGCAGAATAATAAGACCATAGACGACCTAGAACTGGAGATTGAAGCCATCTTATCCAGTCAGCTAGGGATAGCTGTATAAATCGATTTGGAGGGCACTTCCGCCCCTTGATTAGCCCTTGTACAGAATACCCTTGCCCACATTTGAGATCTGGGTCAGATATTTTCAGTAAAAACGAATGTATAGTCAATTAGATTCACTCCCTTAACTGTCCACTTAAAATTACTATCAAACCAAAAAGACATAGATTCATCAAATGTATCATCCGCAAATGTTATTAAATTTTGTGGATAATGAAATGCCCAAAAATTTTCTGCTTCTAAAAGTTCATTCAAACTACGATTTTGAAAGGAATACTGAAACTGTCGCGCTACTCCATTGAGTGAACGACCAACATGAGCCATTCCAATAGACTCACTTATTAAAACCTTACGTGTGTTGGTAAGATCATAAGCAAAATTTGGTTTGAAGGAAAACGTGGTTGATCCTGGATCGGTAACAATTAATCCATCACGATTTCGAACTTCAATCGAATATGAAAACGTGTTGGGATCTTGAACTGTTGCTTTCAGTTCAGAAGTAAACTGATGAAAACCGTTAGCTCCTAAATCGGCGTTTGTCCACTCAAAGGCTGTATTCGGATAATATGTATTGTATTCTGTTACTTTTGTGAGATATTCATCCAATTCTCTAACATTAAAGTTTAGAGTATAGAATCTAAACACTCCTGATTTAATTGTAGTCTGACGAGTACCCGTTCGACTTTGTGATATAAATACATTCTTACGAGTTTCTACTTCAACTGGAATAGTAGGTTCTAATACTATTGACATAACATCTCACTTTGTCTTAGACCGTTCCCGAGAAAAATGTGCTTAGGGAGTTTTCAACACTTTGTTTGGTTGTAAGATCATGCGCGGTAAAAGCGATCAAAATAGCAGCTATCCTTCCAAGCCAAAGTCTTCCGGTGTTACCATCAAGTGAACCGACATACTGTATTCCTGGTGACCACGATCCGTGTGCGCTTGTTCCACTGTTCTGTGCTGTCTTGTCGTTGCGGAAAACATAATTATCCGGCCCTTCTTCAAAAGACACATTTGTCTGATGCCAGACCCCTCTAGGTAAAAGAGATTGACCGGAGTTTTGATAAGCTCCTACAGAACTAGCCAACAACGGATTCATATTTGGTGAAAACGGATGGTTGTTCATTTGGTAGTTGATACCGCCGCCAACAAGTGCGGCATCATGCTCACCGCCGGGCGGCGTTGCAACAGCGTACCAAACGACATAAATCGTGAAACTGGTTGTGGCTGCTATCGCACTGGTGAAGTTATATGTATCATCACTTCCATCGAAATTAACATATGCCTTACCGCCAAGTCCTGCTGTAGTGTATGTACCTCTCTTGCCCGAAGTGCTTTGCGTAGCATTGTTAGCATTACCGGACGTATCAGTAAGCTGGATCACACTTGCACCATTAGACAATCCTTCATTTTCTGCATACCACTCAAAAGCCCATAATGGAGAACTTCCTGCTGCAAATGAAAGAAATGGATTGATTAGATAACTCATGCTCGTTTGTATATAAAGATAACTTTTAATCCTTTAGCGCCAGTTCCAGCAGCATCTATATCAATTGTCATCTTATCTCCTTTTGAAAATGACGTTGGGTTAGAAGAAAGAGATCCGACTGTCCCAGTCAAATTAGTATCTTCATTTGCATCAATCGAAGGGTTGGTTGAGAAAACAGTTGTTCCATTTTTATTAACATCTACTGTTACACTTCCAGAAGTTGATTGTGCAGTTAGACCAATGAAAATTTCTGTTACAGAAGCACCAAATGGCCAATAGAAAGTAAGTTTAGAAGTTCCAGTAGTTAAAGCCGTTGACTCATCACTAGCTGCTACTTCAAGTTCTAATTCTATTTGAGACTTTATTAAAGTATACAACTGAGACATAGATAAATCTTCTGGATCTCCAGTTCCTGCTGTAGTTCTACCTTTGACAGTGGCGTTGGCCATATCTGCCAATTTGGCATTTGTTACACTATCATTGGCAAGACTACCTGAACCTACTGTAGGCACAGCAAAAGTTCCATCTGCTTTTAGAAATTTTTCCGCTGCCGCATCTCCTGCCGCAGGGGCCGGAACTAATCCTTTCGTGCCTCCTGATCCTGAATCACCGACCATAGGATCAAGAATTGTAGTAACCTGTGTTCCTGTTAAATCTGTAGGATCACCTGTACCCGCTCCTACTGCACGTCCTTTAATTGTAGCTTGGACCATATTTGCCAATTTCGCGTTTGTAATTTGATCATTACTTACTAATAAATCGGCAACTGTGTCCCATCCGGTATTTCCAGAATTTCGCTTCTTAAGAACAAAGCCAGAAGTTGTATCCAACCAAAGAATGTTTGCTCCGACCGATCCTGGGTCAGAGGATTGTATGTAAGCTCCCTTGTGTATTGAGGTTGCTTGACTGTGTGGTTTACTCATTTATCCCTCCGTTAATAACTCTCCATCTTCTACGAGTAGTTCCTCATCATCGTCGATCAAGTATTCACCGATGGTTATTAACGCAATACCAGATCCTCCTACAACTCCTGTATAAGATATAGCTTCAGCTCTAAATTTATACACCCCTAGTAGGGGAGCAACAAAATCAAAAGATCCCTCAGACTTGCCCGAAATAGGAGATACTTCAATGCCTGTAGGAATTTCTTCAGTACCCGCTGATCCATCAGGCAGAGGAAAAGTTACATATATTTTAGCTGTTTGATTGTAAAGATAAGTAGCAAAATGAATGGTTCCTAAAATCTTATTTGTAACTATTCCTCCTGCATCTGACGTTGACTGTGTTAAAGTCAATACCGGAGCATCTGGTCCTTCAAAAGGGGACGGTATTGGATCTGTAACAGTGACTTGTCTAGGGCCATGATCTGTATCGGAATAATCTGTAGCATGATACTCTTGTAATACAAATGACCTTGTATAAGCTGTACTTTCTCCACTGTCCCTAGAAGCTTGTATTATAATAAACTCTGTAGGATTAGTTATGCCTCCCGATAACTTCTCACTAATTACAGTAACGATGTCTCCTGGTAAAAGCTTAACACTGTCTTGCATACCATTAAGATCACAAAACAGGCTATCATCAGATAATCTTCGCATCTGATATTTTATTAACCTTTGCGCTTGACTAGTATGCATCGATGCGAAGTTCAATGCACCCGGATCAACTATGTATCCAACCTGATCAAACAGGGCATCTCTCGTTTCAAATACTTCGTCTTCTTCCAAGTATACCGTATCTAAATTTCTAAAGACCCCTGATAAACGATTAGGACGTTCTCTAACATCTCGTTTATATACCCTCAATGTACCGTCAATAACATTTTTACCTTCAGTAAAAGTGAACGCACTTACTCTTGGTGAAGGAGTTGCTGGAGTAATGAATATGATCTCTTTACCCGCATCCTGTGTTTCAGAAGCACAAAGGGAATCGACAAAATCTAAAGCATCAGTCAGACCAACCGCAGACGTAAAAGCAGGATGAGCTTCAAATCTAGGAACTTCAGTTGTAGTTAACGACGTAGTATTAACTATCTGTCCAACAATATTTGATGCAGAAATGGTAGCAGTATTCTGATATAATAAAACCTTTCCAAATAAATCTGTGTCTAAAGGTACTAATGAGCTTCCTTGTGGAGGCGTTTTTTCAACCCCATCTTGTTCAAAGATAAAATTGCCCCCGTTGCTTTTCAAAGTAAAGGTTACTGGGGCAGATGCGGGATAATCATAAGGAGTAGTTGCATCATCAATAGCAACTCCGTTAGCCAGAAAGGCAACGTGACCGTTTCCCCACGCTATACCAAACCATACTTTACCATTTTTATCAACAAGGTATGCTGCTCCTCCTCCGATAAAAGTAGGAAAGGCAGAATTAACTGTTATTGAAAACTCTCCATCTTGGCCAGAAGCAATACGTTCAATAGTAACAGCAGAATTATCATATCCTGTAGAAGCTGATACTTTTGATAACGCTCCTCCACTACTCCCCTGTATATTACCACTCAGTGTATACGTTGGAGCTTGATTAATATCAGTATATGTATTAACAGTGTCGCCAGATTCCCATGCAAGTAGTCCATTGTACCAATCACGAGCTTGAACATAAGAGTCCCAATTAATTCTACTAAGCTGTCCTCTACGTTTTAACATGTCAGCCTTAACACGAGCAGGATTTGCAGAATAACTTATTTCGGTTAGGTTTCCATTAATGTCATAATCTCCTATACAGGACGTTTCTAATATTACAGCTACTTTGGAAGGATCTGCGTCTTCTGCTACTCCAACAGGTAATCTAATAGCTATGTATGCAGTTGCAGAATACGTGATTCCTCCAGGGAAAAATGAGTCAATTCCCTGAACAGGATCATCTGCTCCAGTTGAAAAAGTTCCCGGATGATAATGCCAGCTATCAGGTGAGATTAATCTACCACCATAATAAACTCCTTTTACACTCGGACACACACTGGTTGTTCCGGTCACTCCAAACCCGGCAGAAACAAATACTGGAGGAGCAACTGCTACTGGAATCCCATCAAGACCCCCTACTGCAACTCTAACTCTATATGTTTTGGAGGTATCATATGAAAAACCAGTTCCAAGTCCCCCATTAACTTGCAGTTGTCCGTTACCAGCACCGTCTCCTGTAATAGTAAATTTTGCAGGGAATGTATAACTTACGTCTCCTCCAAACGAGTTTGCAACGATAGTATTAAGTACAGGAGTTGAACCAAAAGCTTCGTTCATTTGCCAGCCATTACGACTGCTTGGAGTGGCCAATGTATCTTCAATCAGTATGGAAATTAACTGAGTGTGTTTTTGTTCTGTGGCCTCCCATTCAATATAGAAACAATGATCTCCGTCAAAGGTAGGTTCAGAATATGCATTAGCATCATAAGTAAATGCACTTCCTCCAGACTTTTCAAGAGAACCATCTTCCAAAAGGTCAAGATTTACATGGGACGAATAAGTTGCCAAAATTTTATCATTCTCATCACATCCTTCAGCGAGTTCATTGACAGTACATAAACCCCAAGAGCCATCTCCTGCTGCTGTATAAGCTCCGTCTCCCAAAGCCATCAACAAGGTTACTTGCTTGTCAGTTCCAATAATGTCAATATTGTGCATTATTAGATGGCCCTGAACTACGTGAGTGCCATAAGCGTAGGCCAAAGTTTTTTCAAACCCTTTTTCCAAATCATTAATTCGCGCCATGTTACAATCCGTAATGTTCGCTTGGTATTACGTGCCTTCCTTCCCATCCATCTCTATTACGGGTATAAGTATTAAAATCATTACCTTCATCCACTATTCCTTTTGGATCTTTGACAACTGATCCTGTAGGTATTACTGACTTGAATACGTATCCTCCAAAACTGCCTTGATTATTTGAAGGAACAGGATTAACCAATCGTGGAGCAGGAGTTTTAGAAGAGCATCCATTAGAATCTTCAAATAAGTGAGAACACGTCGATGAAGGATCAGTAGAATCACACCCTGGAAACTTGAATCTCCATCCACAGTGTTTCATTAAAGGTCTCCATCCGCCCAAAGGACCACTTAAAGATAAGTAAGATACCAATTGACATTTCAACTCTGTGTCTTCACTGGAGGCATTAGAAATCTGTCCGTGTAATATTTCTAGTTGTTTCTTAATACCGTTAGAAATATAAATTATACTTAAAATACCCTTCGCTCCGTTAAGATATTCAGGGTTATCAACAATAAGACCCCCAAAAACTAAATCCACATTTTGAACAGTCAAATCCATCCGGTCTACAGAAATTGTTAGAGATTGATTTAATTGTCCAGAAACCCTAAGGTTTGAATCATAATCTACTTCCCCAAATGTATCTGTGACAACTGATAAAACCCTCTCAGTAGATAAATGTTTAATAACGGCCCCACTTCCCCCAAACACTACGTCTAAAGAAGTAACCGCATATATTGAACCTGTGTCCAACATGTCTTGTATTTCAGAAGGAATACTTAGAGGCATTAAACTCTCCTAACTCTTCTATCAGTTATTGCCTGATTGGTAACGTTAGTTATAATATTTTGACCCGTACTCGATCCAACAATTCTTAGTGCCAATCCATTTTCATCAAAAGAAGACTCCATATTGATAATAATATCTCCCATATTTCCTCCTTGTTGATCATTTACAGTTATCGGACGAATATCTGTTGAACGGACTGGACTAGGTGTTACACTATTAGGTACAATTTTTGTTCCTGCAGGAGCAAACATGTATGTGTCGTCAAATCCTCTATCAGTTCCTCCGATGATTCCACCATACTGTGCCAATCCTCTTTGTAGGGCAGGGGGAATTATACGCTCTCCGGCCTTAACCTTGATAATTTGATCTTCGTGAACCCACCCACCCAAAGCGAATTCGGGAACAAGTTTATCAGAAATTTCCTTACGACGCAGTTGTAAATCAGCTTCTCGTCGGATAGCTTCAATTTTGGCATCGAAGTATGGACGATAGTTTTCAGCCGATTGCTTGACTGACTTTGTTTTCAACGTAGAAATCTGTTGGAAGTACTGGTCACGAATAGCTTCAGCTTGGGTAATACCGTCAATACCATCCATGCGATCAGCACGAACGTTCTTAAGAATTTGATCAATCTGAGAAAATGCATCGCCCTTTAGTTCATCACGAGACTTCTCGTCACGTTGTCGCTGCTTCTTGCGACCCAAGAAGTATGCACCAACCAGCAATGCTGCTCCGGCTGCGATTGTAAACGGATTGGTCAAAAGTGGAGTCAGAGTTCCCAGTAGTCCTCCTGCTCCCCCTGCACCAGCGGCACCGCCTAAAGCTCCAGCGGCAGCGCCTCCTGCTCCTCCAAGAGCGCCTCCAAGACCCAACAATGGAGCTAAGAATGCAAGTCCAGAACCACCCAATAGCAATCCACCTGCCCCGCCAAGAATTCCTCCTAGCTTGGATGGACCACCCAACGACATTCCAAGTCCAAGACCAATCAAAGGAAGTTGAGGAGCTAATCCTGCTCCAAAACTCTTTAGACCAGCCCTGCTAAACAGAGATAGAA